TGGGAGGTCTTTGATGACGTTTTGAGGATCTGAGCACCAGATGACGCTATCAGGAGCGGACTTAGGATTAACACTGGTGACGATAAGATCAGCCATCTTGAGGGGGAACTTTTCAGCGTCACTGAGGCTTGTGTCAAGCATGAACTGCAGCATGAAGTTGCTGCGTCCCATAGACGCTTCACGTTCGATAAGGTCTTCATGGTCAAATCTATCCGGGTCAGTTACGCTCCACGGATCAGCACCATTGTCGATGACTTCCTGGAGCTGGGGTGCAAGTAGTCCTTCATAATTTGACAGTTTACGTGGTACCCTAGCGGGCCATACAAACGGTCTATAATTACGTTCAGCTAGTTTTCGGTACACCGTAAAGACAGTTTGAGGAGTACCAAGGTACATAATCCGACTGTCGTTCTTAGGTGTTAAGATTGATTCGGCTTCGGTGCACAGTTGAAGAAGTTTTTCCCTCATTAACTCAGTCATGGAGTTACCAGGAACTTCAATGTCGTCCAGAATCATCAAGTCCGCACGAGAACCAGTCAGCTGACCTGTAATACCCACAGACTTCACAGACGGAGCCTGGTGAGGTGAGCATTGGACATCGAAAGAGATCCGGCTCCAGCGGGCGTCGTCGCTCTTCGGTTGGAGATGATTCAGCCATGGTGTTTCAATGATAAGTTTTTGTAGGAAGATTGACATGTTATCTGCACGTTCTTTCGACGCAGAGATAATCATAATCTTCTTTTCAGGATCGTTAAAGAGCGTCCACAGAACGAACGCTCCAGTAATCCAAGACTTACCTACACCACGGAACGCCTGTATCTGTAGACGTTTTGGACCGTGTTGTAGGTAGTCCGCAATCGCATATTGTGCACGTGTTGGGGATGGAAGATCGAGTTCAGCCCACAAAGCCTGCAAGAATAGTTTAAAATCGTCTTTGAGCAGGTCTAATGTGTTCATAATAATTAGTTAAATCCAGCCAGTTCCGATAAACCTAGCTCAGGTAATGTAAATTTAACACCACCAAGATTAAATTGCATTTTACCTCCACGTTTAACAGCTTCTACAGCTCGTGGAATTCTTTCAATTTGTTCGGACAGCGGTGGTTTAGGTATAGCTTTGGCTATCTGTTCCTTAGCAAATTTCTTAGCTCGCTCAGGATCTTCACGATAAAGATCTATACCTACATTTGCTACGTCAGCCGTTGTTGAAATAGCCTCACCTATTGGAGCAGCGGGTGGGAAATAAGAAGCCACATCTCCTGCTAAGGAAACACCAGCCAATCCAGCTTGAGCTTCATCAGCAAAATCTCCGGTTTGTTGTGCTATATCAAAACGTCCTTTTGTTTCAGCCGCACTAGCAGCTGTCCCAAGCGGACCTAAAGCAGCAATACCACCCAGAGCAAGACCAGTCAAAGCAGCACGGTTCTGCATCAATCGGTTAGGGAATTGAATTGCATCACGGTTAACGTTTAAAATAATGCTACCGGGTTTTGCTTTGTTGTCATATTGAAATTTTTTAGCAAATTCAATATCTAAGCCCTGTTCTGTAGCAGCTTTTCTAACAGCAGTAGATTGTTCAAAAGTACGTCCTCTTTGAAATGCATCTACATCAAGAGCTTTTTCAATAACTTGACGCTGTCCGAGTGTAACAGGATTAGTTACAATTTCTTGAAACCGTTTAACTTGTGGTGCAATAAACTCATCTAATGCTTCAAAAATTTCTCTGGCAGAACTTCGGATTAGAACAGGGTCTTCTCCTAATTTACGTCCGATATTTTTAGTACCTTTACCGTGCGCTGTAGGAAGATCCTCGGTCGGTGGCATACCATAACCACGAGACTCTTCAAAAGCAGTACCTTTACGTCCGTATCTTACTTGGTGCATACGCTCGTCAATAGCACCGTGAGCACCTAAGTTCCAGCCACTGTTACCGGGAAACCCACCATATTTATCGTAAGCCATTTGCCTGACATCTAACATAACGTCAGTTGGAATACGCAATGGTAAATCACCACCAGTTCTGTTAGCAATAACGTGATGAATTGGCAGACCTTCAACTGGTGCTAATAATTTCATAGCACCTTCTTCAGTACGCAACGCAGACATGAGTTGAGCATCACTCATGCCGTTAATATCGGCTAGAATTTGAGGATAAAATTCTGGATACCAACTAAAAGCATTGCCAAACCTACCAAGTCTTTTTATGATACTAGTATTGCCACCTTTTGCTGTGAGTTTATCTAATTGTGAAACAATGCGATCTCTTGTAGCGGTATAGGCAAGCTTTTCTGCGTCAGTCATTACTTAATGTGCAATAAAATAAGTTTTTCTCTAGGCGTATGCCCAAAAGTCTGTCTCATCCACGTGAGCCAGTTATTTGTTCCTTTATTCTGATTACATTTCCTGCAAGACGGTACCAAGTTTCTCGTTGTCGTTTCTCCTCCATAAAAACGAGGTATAACG